CCTCACAACCGCGCTGGCCGAGGTCAAAAACGCCTGGGCGCTGGACCGCGCGCAGGCCACTGCCGCCGCGCTGGCGCAGACCGCCACCTACCGCGCTGAAGAACAACGCCGCGCCGCGGCCCACCAGGAGATCGTCGATGAGGCTGAACGCAAGACCGTGGCTGCTCGTGCTGATGCTGCTATCGCTGATGCTGCTGCTGGTCGCCTGCAGCAGCGTGTCGCTGCCCTTGTCGCCAGTGCCCGTGCCGCCTCCGGCCATCCCGCCGCTGCCCCTGGAAGCCCGCCAACCGATGACCCCGGCGTATTGCTTGCCGACGTGTTCCGCCGGATTGACGCGCGAGCGGGAGAGCTTGCTCAGTTCGCCGACCTCGCCAGCGTCGCCGGCCAGGCCTGCGAGCGCGCCTACATCGCCTTGACCGGCCCAGGAATCGGGGGCAATTCTCCGGTGGGTGAGCGCCTTCGTGCGGGGATCATCGACCTCGCTACCCAACCCACCACGGGCCCGCTTCGCCCAACTCCCGGAGAGGCGGGCCCACCATGACTGCATCTGACCTGCTGGATCTGTTCCGCGCCGAGATGCGCGACCTCGAAACACCGTACCTGTGGAGTTCGAGCCTGTTCTATTCGTACCTCAACGATGCGCAGAACATGTTCTGCCGTCTAACGGAGGGCATCGCTGACGCTTCGACTGAGAGCATCACGCAGATCGTTGTCGATGAGAACACGACCTGGGTCGACACCGACCCATTGATCCTGCGCTTCCTTGCCGCCACGCGCAGCGACACCGGCGCCGAGGTCGAGATCATCAACCGGGAAGACATGAGCACGCGGCGCTGGCGATTCGACAGCCGCACCGGGCCGATACAGGCGCTGGTGATCGGCATGGAGCCGCACCGCGCCCGCATCTACCCGAACCCGAACGAGTCCGTCACCCTTGAACTGCGCGTGTTCCGGCTCCCGTTCACACCGATCTGCGACGGCGGCGACGACCTCGAAATTGACGAACAGCACCACCGCCATTTGCTGATGTGGACCAAGGCGCTGGCTTACGGCGTGCAGGACGCTGAGACCTTCGACAAGACGAAGAAGGCGGCGTTCGAGCTGGAGTTCCACGACTATTGCGAGGCCGCCAAGCGCGAGCAGGGCAGGGCGCGCTACAAGACAAGGGCGGTGGCGTATGGCGGCATTTAAGGTCAAGCTGACCATCTATCAGGGCGAGACATTCCTGCGCCAGTTCACCTGGAAGACAGGCTCCATCGAAACCCCGACCATCGTCGACCTCACGGGCTGCGCCGCGCGCATGCAGATCCGCTCGCGCGTCGAGTCGCCTGACGTGTTGCTGGAGCTCACCACCGAGAACGGCGGCATCACGCTTGGCGGTACGGCCGGCACGATCGTGTTGAGCCTGCCGTTCGAAGACACCGCCGCCATCGACTTTCGTACCGGCGTGTACGACCTAGAGATCGTCAAGGCCGACGCCACCGTGCGGCGGCTCATGTCGGGCACGGTGCGTGTGTCCGAAGAGGTAACGCGGTGAGCATTCAGTACGTCGTCGAGAACGGCGTACTGACCGAGCTGCTCGAAGAGTCCGGCCCGCAGGGGCCGCCAGGAGAAACGGGTCCGGCCGGCGCCACGGGCCCACAAGGCCCCACAGGCGCCACGGGCCCGCAAGGCCCGGCCGGCAGTGGGGGTGGAGGCGGCAGCGCCAATAGCTTCTTCCCTTCGGGCTGGTAGGCCTGATAATCGAACTTAGACCGAAGTGAGACAACACCATGGCCAAAAGCACCACGACCTGCAACAACCTGCTCAAGCTGCTGTTCAACGCGACGGCCTGGGCCAACATCGCCGACAACGCCGCCAGCAGCCCGGCCACCAACCTGTATCTGTCGCTGCACACGGCTGACCCCGGCGTCGGCAACGCGCAGACCACGAACGAGACGGCCTACACCAACTACGTGCGCATCGCCGTTGTGCGTACGTCAGGCGGCTGGACGGTCACCACGAACTCGGTCACGAACGCAGCGCTGGCGCAGTTTGCGCAGTGCGGCGCGAGCGGCGCCACGATCACCCACGTCGCCATCGGTACCGCGTCGAGCGGCGCGGGCACTGTGCTCTACGCCGGAGCGCTGAACGCCAGCCTGGTCGTGGCGAACTTGATCCAGCCGCAGTTCGCCGCAGCCGCGCTCACGGCCACTGAGTCATGAGCTCCGAATTCCACGCGGCGCAGGGCGAAGAGTCGCGCTACGTTTGTGGCGAGTGCAGCGAGCCGGTATTCCTGCTCGTCGACACCTCGCGCGTGTACCGCCCCTGCGGACACGACAGCGCCGCGGTGCTGGCCAACCTCGAAGCCACGGTCTTCGGGGAGAGCGACATCGAATGAGCTTGACCAGCATCAGGGACATGGTCGACGCCGAAAACAACGGTCAGACCTTCTTCGCCACTTGGCGCAAGACCCCCACGCAAACCACCGGCGCCGGCATCTGGTTCGACCTGAGCATGTCACCAGGCAACCCGGTGCCGAACTACTACGCCGCCAGCCCGAATATCGCCATCGCTCTCAAGCAGAGCACCGACGGCGGTATCCCGCACGGCGGCGCAGTGGCGCAGCTCGGGCAGAAGAAGTTCTTGAAAATGATCATGGCGATGACGGCCACGGCCACCGCCGCGCCGCTGCCCATGATCCTGTGCGACTACCTGATGTTCTACCCGTTCGTCGACATGTCGATCACGGATGAGCAATTCATGGACAACACCGCCACATTGCCGCGCAGCACCACCGGTGCCGGCGTGCAGATCATGGCCGTCGAGGTGGCCGGACAGAGCGGCGCTGGCAACCCGCAGTTTTTCATCAACTACACGAACAGCGCCGGTGTGAGCGGGCGCATCACGCAACTCGTCGCATGCAACACCCAGGTCGTGAACGGCACCATCATCACGACTTCGGCAGCACTCGCGCGCAGCGCCGGTCCATTCATGCCGCTACAGGCCGGCGACACCGGCGTGCGCAGCATCCAGTCCGTGACCTTCCTGACCGCCGACGTCGGGCTGATTGCGTTCGTTCTTGTCAAGCCCGTCGACAACCTGTCGCTGCGCACCAACGACGCCCCGGCCGAACGCGTGCCCGTCACCGACTTCGCGCACCTCCCGATAATCGAGGACGACGCCTACCTCAATCTCATCTGCTGCCCACAGGGCACGCTCGCCGCGGCCCCGATCCACGGCACGATCCAAACCATCTGGGGATAAGCATGACGATTCAATCCATGGACCAACTGATCACCGCCTTCAGCGCGAGTCAGTCCCTGCGCTCCGACTGGAATAAGAACGCTCTGCCCACGACGGCCCAGGTTGCTGGCCAGTGGTACGACCTTGGGCTGGGCACCGGCAACCCACAGATCAACGCCATCATCGGCAGCGGCACCAACTTGGCTCACCAGGGCGTCACTGAGACCACCACGACCACGGCGACGACCACGGCCCTGAACGGCTCAATCGCCACCACGGTGTTCACCGACACCACTCACAGCACCGGTCGTTTCACGGTCGGCATGGTGCTCACCGGCACGGGCGTGACCGCAGGCACGACGATCATCTCGCTCGGTACCGGGACCGGCGCGAATGCCGGCGGCACGTACAACCTGAACATCAGCCAGACTGTCACGTCGCAGACCATCACAGGCACCGCGTCGCCGGGCGGCATCCCGCACGGCGGCGACGTCTCCACGAACGTCAAGCAGCTGTCGTCGGCGTCGGTGTTCAGCGCTGCCGCCACCAGCGCGCCGGCCGTGTTCATGCTGGTCGACGTGCTCGCCGTCTACGCCGTGAGCAGCATCACGACCACCGGTGCGCAATCCTTTACCGGTCAAGCATCGTGGCCGCGCTACGCAGACGGCAAAGGCGTGCGCGCTTACCTCGTGCCCAGCATCGTGATGGGCGCCGGCACTCCTACCGTGCAGCTGTCGTACACGAACCCAGCCAGTACGGCGGGGCGTCTCACGCCCAGCGCGCCGTCACTGCCCGTCATCAACACTACCAGCCCGGTCGGCGCGGTGCCCTACGCTGGCACCGGCGTCGGCAAGGTCGGCCCGTTCCTGCCGCTGGCCTCGGGCGACACCGGCATCCTGTCGGTACAGTCGATCAATTTCAGCGCGACGATGGTGACAGGCTGCATGAACCTCGTCATCTGTAAGCCGCTGGCGCAGATCCCGATCACCACGGTCGGTGTGGCCGGTGAGCGCGACTTCCTCAACATGCTGCCGAGTTGGCCGCGCATCTACGACGGCGCCTGCCTCTCCTGGCTCATGTACGCCGGCGCGGCCACGCCGGTCAACAGTGCGTACTACGGCCACCTCGATACCGTCTGGGGCTGACCCGGTGCTGATCGGCAACTACTCCGTCCTACAGAAATCGCCGACGCGGTTTCTTGCGGGGTCGACCACGTCGGTCGAGGGGCAGGTGCGCAGCAACTTCGGCAAAAGCGGCATGGCGCGCAACCGCCTCTATCCGGACCGACGCACGGCGTCGTTGCCGTACTACGCCGTGCCGAGCAACTACTACCCGCCCTACACGTGGCTGATGCCACAGATCGCGGGCAGCATCGGCAGCATCAACCAGATCGCGGGCGCCGGTGCCACCAGTGTTGGCAACCTGGCCGGCGGGCTGAACGCGGTCTCACCGCTGGTAGGCTCGGGCACTGTCACCAACGCGCAGGGCTCGCTGATCCTGCAAGCCGTCGCTGCGCTCATCGGCTCCGGCGCACTAACGGGGAACTTGCTCGCACTCGCCAACGCGGCGGCCGCGCTAGTCGGTGCCGGGGCTATCACGGCGGCAGCGGGGCAGCTCGCCCAGATCCTCGAAGGCGTCGCTGCGCTCAGTGGCACCGGCGGGCTGACGGGTTCACTCGGGGCCCAAGCCAGTCTGCTCGCGGGTCTGCTCGGCAGCGGCGCGGTCAGCAGCGCGACGACCTCCGGCCCTGCCACCATGCGCGCCGACATCGTCCTCACCGGCTCCACGCTTAGCACCGCGAACGTCGGCTCGGCCGTTTGGACGCAGGCGCTCGAAGGTGGCTTCTCGGCCGGCGACATCATGAAGCTCATCGCCGCCGTCATGGCTGGTAAGACGACGATCGTCGACCTTGGCGGCGGCAGTGCCACCGTCACGTTCCGTTCGATCAACGACTCCGCGACCCGCGTGTCCGCCGGCATGACTGGCAGCGAGCGCACGACCGTGACGCTCACTCCGTAACGAAAGAACGCGATGAGCGACATTTTCTACGTCGACCAGCCTGAGCTGATCATCATCGAGCTCGAAGGCACGACCGAGCTTCTCGAGCCCGCGAACGCAGGACCGATCGGTCCGACCGGCGCTACGGGGGCGGCAGGCGCAGCAGGCGCAGTAGGCTCGGCGGGGGCGACCGGAGCCACCGGCGCACAAGGGCCAGCAGGCGCAGCAGGCGCCGCCGGACCCACCGGCCCTACCGGCCCGCAGGGCAGTACGGGCGCAACCGGCCCCACAGGCGCAACCGGCACGAATGGTCTGACTTTCCGCGGCACCTACAGCGGAGCGACGGCATACGTCACCAAAGACCTGGCGACCTACCAGGGGTCGGGGTGGGTCAACACCGCGAACTCGACCGGCATCGCGCCCCCGACGTTGCCGACGACGACAAACGCGAACTGGGATCTGCTCGTGCTCGAAGGCGCACCAGGCCCGACCGGCTCGACTGGTTCGACCGGGGCCACTGGGTCGGCGGGTTCGACCGGGGCTACCGGAGCCACCGGGCCGACAGGCCCCACTGGTGCGACCGGCCCGACAGGTCTGACCGGAGCGACTGGCGCCGACGGTGCGACAGGCGCGACTGGGGCAACGGGTTCGACCGGGCCAGCAGGCCCAAGCGGAGCCGGCGGACTGTCAGGGCGCCTCTTCGGCGCGATCAACAACGCCGTCACGACGATCACCGTCACCGTCAACGGCGAATGGCCGATCATCCCGACCACGGTCGCCACCTACAACGTCCTCATCGACAGTGAGCTGATGACGGTCACGGCCACGTCGATCATCAATTCGACCCGCCACAGCCTGACAGTGACGCGCGCTCGGTTCGGCACAGTCGCCGCCAGTCATGCCAACAACATCGTCGTCGCGCTGCGGGCGCTGATCGGACCGACCGGCCCAGCAGGCGCTGCGGGGGCGACAGGTGCAACCGGAGCGACTGGTGCTGCAGGGTCCGGCCTCACTGACGGCGACAAAGGTGACCTGACCGTCAGCGGCACAGGCACGGTCTGGACGATTGACGCCGACGTGCTCAGCACCTATGGCCGGACCCTGACGGCGGCGGCGGACACAGCCGCCGCGCGCGTGGTCCTCGGACTGGGCACTCTCGCAACCCAGAGCGGCACCTTCAGCGGCACAAGCAGCGGCACCAACACGGGCGACCAGACAAGCGTTACGGGCAATGCTGGGACCGCCACCGCGCTCGCCACGGGGCGCGCAATCGATGGCGTGACGTTCGACGGCACATCCGACATCACCGTTCTCGCGCCCGCCACCCACGCCGCCACCACCAAGAGCACGCCGGTCGACGCCGACGAACTGCCGATTACCGACAGCGCTGCGTCCTACGCGCTGAAGAAACTCACCTTCACGAACCTGAAAACCTTTCTCAAGACCTACTTCGACAGCCTGTATGCGCTCGTCGGCGCAGTCGGATCGACGGGCATCACGATGTCGACGGCCCGCCTGTTGGGCCGGACAACAGCCTCGACTGGCGCGGTGGAGGAAATCACCATCGGCACCGGCTTGTCGATGAGCGCGGGCACGTTGTCAGCGACCGGGGGCGTCGGCAGCACGCAGGGCAAACACGCGATCTGGGTCGCCGCCGGCAGCATGACGCCAAGCGCGACCGGCGGTTGCGCAACGCTGGCAACCCTCGCCACTACGGCCAATCAGCCGGACGTGCAGAGCCTGGACTTCGACACGACGACGCAGGAGTTCGCGCAGTTCAGCATCACGATGCCGAAGAGCTGGAACGAGGGCACTGTGACATTCGCGCCAGTCTGGAGTCACGCGGCGACGACGACGAACTTCGGCGTCGTGTGGCAGCTGCAGGGCTACGCAGCCAGCGACAACGACGCCATCCCCACCGCCTACGGCACGGCGCAGATCAGCACCGACACGGGCGGCACGACGAATAACAAGTATTTCGGGCCAGCGTCTTCCGCAATCACGATTGCCGGCACGCCGGTCGCCGAAGACACCGTGTTCTTCCGCGTCGCGCGTGCGCCCGCCGACGGCGGCGACACGATGGCAATAGACGCCCGCCTGATGGGCCTCGTGCTCTACATCACCACCGACGCGGACACCGACGTATGACCACTTATGCACGCCTGAGAACCGACCTCAGCTTCGACACGACCGTCGATCTATCGGCGCAACAATACGCCGCGATTCAGGCCAACGGGAAGGCGCAATGGCTGCGTCTGTACGTTGTCGATTCCAAGCCGGTCCCGACCAGCCTGCAAAAGCTGGTGGACGGCCCATACATCACGGATGCAACGACGACGCACCGGACGTGGGCGCTGTCTGCCAAGTCGCAGGCTGAAGTAGACGCCGACACGCTTTCGGCTTTGCAGGCGACAGAAAAGCCACTCATCACTACAGCCCTTGCGGTGTTCGACGCCCGCACTGCAACAAGCGCACAGATTCAGCGTGCGATTGCCTGGCTCATCCGTAACCAGACATGATCCCGACGCTCTCACTGGGTCAGTTCGGGCTTCGGAAGCTCAGGGCGCTGGGCAACGCAGGGACGCCGTTCACTGTTGGCCCACTGACGACATTGACGCGCAACAGCACCGGGCAGTCAATCCCGAATGCAACGTGGACGGCCATCAGTTATGACACGGTTGTGCAGGACAACCCAAGCGCGTTCAGCGGCGGTTCACCGACCATCATCACTGTGCCGTCAGGCTACACGCGGGTGCGGGTGACGAGCTATGTGACTTGGTACAACAACTCCACAGGCAACCGCTACCACGAAATCATCTATGACTCGGCGACGGTGCGGCTTGACGTGCGCAAGGCTCGCGATGAGACATGCAACACCATAAGCGCGATGTTCGTTGTGGCGGCCACAAAGACCTTTCAGATTCAGGTTAACCAGACATCGGGCGCTGCTTTGAATCTGGGTGGTCCCAACGGGTCATTCTTCACCGGGCCTAGTACGTTGCAACTGGAGTGGTTCGCATGAGCACTCCGCAACTGACGATCCTTAAGCGCACGGCGACTCTGCTGACTGACGCGACTTGGGCAACTATCCCCTGGGATAGCACGGTTCAAGATGATGTTGCGGCTTACAACTCAGGGGTATCGACAACGAACATCGTGGTGCCGACGGGGTACACAAGGGCGCGGGTGACGCTGGTGACCGCTCACACAATTTCACTCGCCATATGCTATGTCTACTGCAATGTGATCTATAACGGGACGACGATTCGCGCAAGTATCTTGGGAGTGTCAACACCATCAACCCATGCCAACGGATTGTCGACAGGCTGGATCACTGTTGCGGCAACAGAGATTTTCACGGCTCAAGCGTTGTCAATCTTCGGGAGTAATGGTGCAAACGTGTCGTCAGGAATAGCAACAGGCGATACCAAAATACAAATAGAGTGGGGTAACTGAATGAGCCTGCTAACCATTGTCAGGCGCACGACAAGCCAATCTATCTCAAACACCACGGATACCACAATCAGCTGGGATGCCTCGACCCCGTTTGTTGACGATGTTGCAGGCGTATTCAGCTCTGGTTCTCCGACCATCGTGACCGTCCCGAGCGGATACGGCAAGGTTCGCGTATCGCTGACCGCGAACTGGGCCAATTCAACTACAGGCACCCGGCGTCTTCTGCTTCGGTTGAACGGTACGGTCGTCTGCGGGCACACGAAAGATGCGATCAACGAGGCAGGGTCCAACACCGTTTCAGTTTGGATTGCAGTCACTCCGGGGGACACGATTGATGCTCGCGTGTATCAGGACTCGGGCAGTTCGATGAACCTGTCGGGCACTGGGTTTGGTGGCGCGTCGGAAATGCAAGTCGAGTGGGACAACTGATGTATGCCCCTCGCCTCGCTCACGCGAACCCAGCGCTTTGCGCTGCGGCTCTTCTCCTGCAATCTGAAGACCCCCGAAGTGGCGCACGCGATGGGCTGGACGATTCCAGAGACACAGACATTCCGGGCGCAGTTGATGGCGGCTTTGCGGGTGGCGTCGGCATCACCGAACCCCTGCCAAAAGGTCGCGGAAATCGAACTTCGATCTAAGTTAAACTCCGCGCGATGACCGGTACGCCGAAACCCCTCACACTCGGGCCTTTCACGCCCGGGATGAACAACCGTCGGCCGGACTTCAAGCTGAAGAAGGTCGACAACACCGGCAGCTCGGACTTCCTGCGCTCGGCGGTGAACGCCGACATCACCGCCGAAGGCACCGTGAGGCGTCGCCCCGGCTACGCGTTGGCGCTATCCGGCAGCGACTGCCATTCGCTCTGGTCCACCTTCGACGGCCTCACAGCGTTCTTTGTCGACTACGCCACGCTGTACCGCGTCACCGGCACCCACCTGGCGCCGACCAAGACCGTGCTGCGCACCGGCATGACCCCCGGCCGCCTGGTCTCGTACCACGAGGCCAACGGCAGCGTCTACTGGACGAACGGCGTCGAGATCGGGCGCATCGACGCCACCGGCACGTACCCGAACGGCGTGCCGATGCTGACCGTCACGCCGACCGCCACGGCCGGCACCGGCGGCGCGCTGCCGGCCGGCGACTACCTCGTGTGCTTCACGCAGCACAACGCCGACGGCGAAGAGTCCGGCTCCACCGTGCCGCAGCAGGTCATGATCCCGTCCGATGGCGGCAAGCTCGACATCGCCGGCCTGCCGTCGGTGTTCGCCTCCGGCATCACGGCCCTGAGCATCTACACCACCGCGCCCAACGACGGTACGCTGCTGCGCTCACGCGTACTGACCGACGCGGTCGCCAGCTACACGATCGCCAACATCAACGCGCTGGGCGCGCGCTGCACCACGCTACTGCTCATGCCGATGCCGGCCGGCAGCATCATGCGCGAGCTCAACGGCCGCCTGCTCGTGGCCAGCGGCTCGACGCTGTTCTACTCCGAGCCCTATGCCTACGGCCTGACGAACCCGGCGCGCAACTACGTCATGTTCCCGGCACCGATCACGATGATCGAGCCGTGTCAGAACGGCTTCTACCTCGCCGCCGACCAGACCTATTGGATCGCCGGCGACATCGCCACCGCGACGCTCGACCCGGTGCTGCCCTACGGCGCGATCCCGAACAGCAGCGGCACCAGCCTCGACGAGAACCTGTGCTTCTGGATGGGCCTGCGCGGCATGTGCCAGGGCGACCAGGACGGCAAGGTCACGGCGCTACAAGAGGCCAACGTCATCACTGACGACGCCCGCACCGGTGCATTCCTGTACCGCAAACACGACGGCATGCGCCAGGCCCTCGGCGGCCTGTTCGGCACTGGCGTCGCCACCGGCGTTTCCGCCGCCAGTTTCATTGACGCCGAGATCATCCGGAAGGCCACCACCCTATGAACACCCACCTGAACGCCGGCTTCACCTACCTCGTCGAGGTTGTCAAGGACGGCTCCGTCGTTGACCGTGAGGAGGCCAAGAACCTCATGCCGATCGAAGGCCTGAACCACATGCTCGGCGTCACGCTCAAGGGCGCAACGCAGGCGGCTACCTGGTACATCGGCCTGTACGAGGGCAACTACACGCCGGTCAGCACCGACACCGCGGCGGTGTTTCCGACCGCTGCGACCGAGACCACGGCCTACGCCGAGACCACGCGCGTCGAATTCGTCGAGGGCACGGCCACCGGCGGCGCGCTCGACAACTCGGCCAGCCGGGCCGAGTTCACCTTCACGTCGGCCACGACGGTCTACGGCGGGTTCATCGGCTCGGCATCGGCGAAGGGCGGGCTCACCGGCGCGCTGCTGTCGGCGGTGCGCTTCTCGTCGCCCAAGGTGCTCGAAATCGGCTCCGTGCTGCGGGTAACCGCCGGTTTCACCCTCGCTTCCGCCTGATCGGCGCGTCTAACTTAGATCGAAGGAAACATCATGGCACTCAAGACTTCCACCGGCCTGCGCGGCAAGATGCTCGACACTGGTTCGCTCAAGGCGACCATGGCGCTGGGCTTCATCAAGTTCTACACCGGCAC